GAGGGGGCCTGCTTGGTCGACCTGGCGCTGGGGGCATAACATGGATCAGTGCAAGAAGCAGATTCTCGTCATCAACACCGGAGGTGGTGGGGGTGGCGGCGGAGATGGGGACGTCAAAGGTCCCGCTGGTGCCAATGACCTGCATGTAGCTGTGTTCAACGGGGTTACGGGTAAGAAGATAGCCGACGGGGGCCTTGCGGTCGCGGACCTGCAGACTCGGGGCATCCCGTCTGGGGGCACACCCACGCACGTCACCGACATCGAGTCCATGCTGGACCACATGTGGAGCGCGGGTGCGGTCGCAGGGTTTGCCCTTACGGATAACGGCAACGGGACGGTCAATATCGCCGCTGGCGAAGTCATGCTGCGCACTAGCGCGACTGACGATGGTCAGCTCCTGTCCATGACGGTGCCCGCTGCAGCCGGCCTGGCGCTGTCAGCCACGGAAAAGATTCGCTCATTGTCGAGGATAAGGATCGCTGGCTGACCAATATGGCATCGGCGCTGGGCAACGCCAAAACGCTAGCGCAGGCAAAAACAGATGTCGATTGGTGTGTCACTAATAACGTCATGGGCATGATTAACGCGCACGACTTCGTGACTTCCGCGCCAACCACCTATCAATGGACGTTCTCCGACATGGAGCAACTGGTGGGTTATGTCGCCAGCCTACGGGACGCCGGGACGCTTGAGGTCAAGTCCTGGTCTCGCTGGTATGCCGACCTGACCGGCAGACCGTGCGACCGCCGCTGAAAAACTAATCCCCTCTGCACGAGGATTAGATTTTAGCTAGTGCTGGCTCCTGTTTGGCTGCTTACGAGGTACCATCGCGATCATCTATGTACGCCACTGAAACAGGAGCCCTCCATGGCAGATAATTCCAATAAGAAGCCGACGGTGGCGACCCTGACTGGACTATTTCAGCACGTTGTTGGGAAAAAGGCATAGACAGCCTTATAAAATACTACGAGCCATTATTGACTGGGCAGCAGCAGTTATGGGGGACACTAATCACTGTGAGTACTCATATTTAAAGGAAACTGAAATATGCATGAAAAAACATGTCCGCTAGCCACTGACGACGACCGTCGCGCTCCAGCCGTTAGACTGACTGACGACACGATCCTTTTTATAGAGGGGCGTATCACTCACGCTGTTGATGCGGCATGGTCTGACATGCTCAAGAACGAGTCTGTGATAGACAAGTTCAGCAAGCGGCTGTTCGATGCGTTCATCTCGTCTATCGCGGAGGAAGCCAACCGCATTGTGCGCACTGGTCTGGTAGGTGGTATCCGCGTGATTCTGATGGCGTTCGTGTGGGCGAGTCTCGGCTACGTCTTGTTCGGCATAGCCGGACTGTCAGCAGCGTTCAAAGCGAGTTTCGGGGCGTTCGCGAAATGATGCCGGAGGATAGTGATCGTGCGGTGGCTAACGTACTGGCCCTGGTGGCCGTGGTGTTTTGGTTGGTGGGTACGTACTTCCTCCAAGCCGGATAAAGTACAGCTACGCCTTGTATGGAGCCGACGCGATGACGCACCCGACTGATACCGTGACACACCTACCGCCCACGACGACAATGACCGTGGAACAAGCCCTAGCCTCCGCGCAACGTGAGAATTTACATGACGTGCTGGTTGTGGGGTACGACCCGGAGGGGGAGCTGGTTATCCGATCTTCGCGGATGCAGCGTAAGGACGCCTTATGGCTGTGTGAGATGTTGCGGGGGCATATTCTGCAGTTGGAGGGGTGCGGGCTTGATCGCTGACATCTGGCAGACCAAATACCGCGACGCTGTGAAGAAAGGTATCCAGCCATGGTAGGGAGTTTCACGGCGCACTTCTCGGCCAAAGAGCTGGCGTGCCGGTGTGGGTGCGGTATGCTGCCGGCCAAAGACTTTATCGAGAAGGTCGAGGTTGTCCGCAACATCTGCGGGTTCCCCTTCATTGTGAGTAGCGCGGCGCGGTGCCCTAAACATAACGCCTCGGTCTCTGGCACTGGCAAGACCGGGCCGCACACGACGGGACGGGCTATCGACGTAGCTGTGAGTCACGAGCAGGCGGTGAAGCTGCTTGCCGCCGCGATGGCGTCTGGCCTGTTCACAGGCTTTGGGGTGCATCAGAAGGGTGGCGGGCGGTTTATCCACCTTGATGACTTGTCGGCCCCCGCGTACCCACGCCCGAACCTGTGGTCTTACTGATGGACGCGCCACGCGACCGCTGGAAGAATCGCCGCAAGATGGCGTGGGCCACGCTCACGGCTGCGCTAACCTACCCGCTGCTGATTCTCGGCACGGAGTCCGACCAGCTCGGGGCCATGGCGATGCCGTTCTATACCTTCTGCGGCGCGGTGATGGCGGCATACTTCGGCTTCGCCACGCAGGACGACATTCACCTAGGCGGCAAATCATGATCAGGTACATCATCGGCGCGGCCGTGTTCGCCGCTGTGTTCTACGGGGGGTATGACTATGGACGCCAGTCCAACCAGATGCAGCTCGACGAGCTGCGTGTCCAGACCGCCAAGCAGGCGCTGGAGAATGAGCAGTTGGCTGCGCGGTATGCGGATGTCGCGCAGCGAGCTGACGTGGCGTATGCTGATGTGGCTCGGCTGCACGCTGCTGGTGTCGGTACTGTTCGGGTGCAGCCACCATCCTGTCCTGGTAGCCGCCCAATGCCCGCCGCTACCCCCACTGCCCCCAAGCCTGGCCCAGCCGCCGGGGAACCTGGACCTAGTGCCGCCGAGCCTGCGACCACCCTCACCGTTGCCGAGTGCGAGCAGCGAGTGAACGTGGCTGTCGGGGATGCCGCGCAGGTGTTGTGGTTGCAGGACTTTTATGAGAACCTGCGGGCTACCTACGGTAAGGAGTAGCTGTGCCACTGTCAAAATTCACCTTCCAGCCGGGGATCAATCGCGAAGCCACTCGGTATTCCGCTGAGGGCGGGTGGTATGCATGCGACAAGGTGCGGTTCCGGCAGGGGTTCCCGGAGAAGTTAGGGGGATGGATTCGCTTCGCAGCGGGTTCGTTCTTGGGAGTATGCCGGTCGCTGTGGCGCTGGGTGACACTGGCGGGGGCCCCGTTGGTCGGGGTAGGCACGCACCTCAAGTTCTATATTCTGGCTGGGGATGAATATGTGGACATCACCCCGGCACGACGATACGCCACACTCACATCCGCAGTCTCGGCCAGTGCCGGCTCCTCTGTGCTGACCCTGACGGATACGGGGCATGGATGTGTGGATGGGGACTACGTGACCCTCTGGGGGCCGGATATTGCGGGACTTGGAGACGCGATCACCAGTGACGTTCTGGCGGGGACCTTCCCTGTGACCGTGCTGGATGCCGACACCTACACTATCGACGTAGGTGTCGTGGCGACCGCTGGAGACGTGGGCACCGGCGGAGCCGTGATCGCGATATACGACATCAGTCCCGGCTACGAGTTTGATGCACCACCTTACGGCTGGGGGCAGGGGCAGTACGGCATGGGGTCGTGGGGTATCGGGGGTCCCGCACCTGCGGGGGAGCGGGGAGTCGGTTGGCTGCGGGTATGGAACCAGCGCAATTTCGGCGAGGACTTGATCTTCGGGCCGCGTAACGCAGGGCTGTATTACTGGAACCAACGTAAAGGGCTGGAGCCTATCGAGGTCACGATCACGCTGGGGACCCCCGGGGTGTTCACGATGGACACCGGGTATGAGTTCTGGGAGGAGACGCCCATTGAGTTCATGACGACCGGGGCGCTCCCGACGGGGATCAGCACCAATACGGTGTACTACGCCAAGGACGCCAACCTCAATACGTTCAGTGTGTCCGCTACGCGGGGTGGTCCAGCTATCGATCTATCGGGTGCGCCGACGGGCCACCACTTCGTGTCCATCCGAGGGGTCGACCTCGGGGTCATCGGGGACAACGGCGTGCCGTTCATCCAGCGGTGCATGCTGATCTCGGATGCGTACCGATTCGTCCTGACGTTTGGCACCAACGACTATGGTATCGGGTTGGACCCCTTGCTGGTACGCTGGTCCCACCAGGAGGACCCGTTCACGTGGTATCCCTCCGCGACCAACCAGGCGGGCAGCATCCGGCTATCCAGCGGGTCCATGATCGTCGCAGCGGTACAGACCAGGCAGGAAATTGTGATCTTCACGGATGTGGCGATCTACTCCCTGCAGTACGTAGGGGCCCCGTATGTATGGACGCCGCAGATGCTGGCCGATGGAATCTCGATCATCTCGCAGCAGGCGGTGGTGGTGGCCTCCGGGCGTGTGTTCTGGATGGGCAAGGATAAGTTCTACGTATACGATGGTAGCGTAGGTACACTCGCCTGTTCGGTCCTGCGCACGGTGTTCAGCGACCTGAACCGCAACCAGCTGGGGCAAATCCACTGTGGCACGAGTGAGGGGTTCAACGAAGTATGGTGGTTCTACTGCTCGGAAAAATCCACTGCAGCGGATCGCTATGTTGTGTTCAACTACCAAGACAACTTGTGGTACTACGGCACCCTGCCGCGCTCGGCCTGGCTGGACACTGGACTACTCGCCGCCCCTATTGCAGCCACGTATAACGGGGCCATCGTGCAGCATGAGCAGGGGACCGACGACCGTGAGGTGATTCTGGAGCCCGAACCTATCGCTGCCTACATCACCTCGGCCGCATTCGATATGGGGGATGGTCACCAGTTCACGTACATGTGGCGGGTGTTACCGGACGTGACGTTCCACGGGTCGCACGAGGCTGGTATGGTGGGTAACGCCCTGTATCCGACGCCAGGAGTAACGATGACCCTGTACCCCATGCAGAACTCAGGGAGCGACGTGCGCCAATACACCACGCGGTCTGGGGAGGTCATCAGCGGGGGCAACTTGTACCAGGTAGAGGCCACCTACACGGGGCAGATCGACACGCGGGTGCGTGGGCGGCAGTTCCTGTTTTCCATCAGCTCGGACCAGCTCGGGACTGCCTGGCAACTTGGCTCGCCGCGCTTTGACGTGCGCCCCGATGGGAGGCAGTGATGCAGCGACTCGATGTCCCGGCCGCCCCTAACCTCCCCCGTGCCACGCCCGGGTACAACGCGACGCAAGAGGAGCACCGCAGTAATGCCCTACGGTTGTTTTTCAACCGGCTTGTAGAGGGTCTGCGCCAGGTCCTCGGCCCGGATGGAGGGCGGTACATTCAGATGCCCTTCGGGTTCTTCCGGGTGCCAGGTACGCAGACAGCGGGGGCGACCAACACAGCCTACGCGCTGCCCTGGGAGGACGCCGGGGGTACCATGCCTGCGGTGGTGGTTCAGCATACGGGGTACTACCTGCTGACCTTGCGGGGTAACGTATCAGGTGCAGGGACACTGACGGTCTGGCTGACCGCTGGGGGGGTGGAGCTGGACGGGACGTGTGTGCAGGTTACAGCAGGCGGGGATGCCGTGCAGCTGTCGTGGGTGGTACTACTGCAGCAGGGCGGGCTGATTGATGTAAAATGGGCAGTATCGAGTACAAGTATCAAGTGGGAAGGCAAAGCTGCTGGCGTCGCGCCCACCACACCGACAACCTTACCTGCCACCCTGAGTGTGCAGTTCATAGCGGGAGAGTGACATGACTGGGATGGAACCGTTCTTGGTGGGTGCGGCCATGGGGGGTGCTACGTCGGCGCTGACAGGGGGCGACCCGATCAAAGGCGCGCTGATGGGGGGCTTGACAGGGGGCATCACCAGTGCTGCGGGGGCAGGTATCCAGAGCTTGTTGGGCTCCGGGGCTGATGCCGCTATGCTCGGGGCTACGGCAGAGGGGGTGGCCGGTGGGGCGAACGCAGCGAGTGCTTTGGAAGGTGCGGCGGGCGGCATCCCCAACGTAGGTGCGCTGGGTGCGAACCCCCTCGGGCTGGACCTTGCAGCGGCCAGTGACCTGACAGCAGCGGGGCTACCCAACGTAGGTGCCGCCAGTGCGAACCCGTTTGGCCTATCCTTCGCGGGCGCAGATAGTGCGGTTACTCCGGCACTGGAAGCCTCTGGTGCTGCGGGGGCGACCCCTGCGACTAACGGGGTAGATCGCTTCATTAACGACCCGATGGCGTCCATTGCGGCCAATAAGGGGGCGGCATTTACAGGGGCCATGCAGGGCTTTCCGACGCCGGCGGGACTCCCCGGCAAAGAGAAGTACACCGGTCCGCTCAGTCGCTACAAGTTCGACCCGGAACGCTACCGCTCAGCGCGCGCCCGTGGGTACGCCGGGGGTGGCATTGCCGCTCTGGCCGGTGGAGGCCTCCCAGCAACCGCCCGTGGCTACGCTGTAGGCGGCACACTCACTCAGGGGCCTGGTGACGGTATGAGCGACAGTATCCCGGCAAGTATCGCTGGGCAGCAGCCGGCCCTACTCTCGGATAGCGAGTTTGTTGTCCCTGCGGATGTGGTAGCCCACCTCGGTAACGGGTCCTCGGATGCGGGTGCCCGCCAGCTCTACTCCATGATGGATCGCGTGCGCCAAGCCCGCACGGGTACGGCTCAGCAGGCCCCGCAGATCAACGCGGGCCGTATGATGCCTGCGTGAGGAGGTCGGTATGGCTTGGAATAGTCTCCCTACGCTAGATGCCGCTACGGTGAGCGGCTTACCTCCGGCGCAATACACCACCTACTGGAACTTGGTAAATTCCTTATCCAACATGGAGCGACCGACGGATTCCCCGGGGGAGTATGCGGCACTGCAGAATTTGATACAGTCCGTACAGGGGCAGGCGCAGCTACAGAAGCAGATAAACGCCATACAAACCGAGCAAGCCCGACAACAAGCAGCAGACCCCCTGGGGCAGTCGGGGGGCTCTGCGGGTATTGGTCCGCGATACCAACCTACCTACGCCAACCACGGTGCCAGCGACCCGCTGAACGTGATGAACTACGGCACCAACAACTACCGCGTGAACGACCTGTATCAGCAGCTGTTTGGGCGGAACGCTGATTTGGAAGGGGCGTTGTATTGGCAGAACCAGATCGGCGAGCAACTGCGACCCGATACGCTTCGCGCTATGTTGGAGGCCGGGAAAAACCTCAACGTACCGGTCATCGACCCGTATGCGCAGATTGCTAACCGCACTGACGGACGCGCCACGAAGAACTACTCCGTGGAGCAGTTGAGCTGGACGCCGGAGGACGTGAGTGCCTACTTGCAGTCGCAGCAGCTGTACGGGGATGCCCCAGGCATCACACAAGGTATTGCTGCATATAACCAGCAGAACCCGAGCAAACCCACACTGGACCAGGATACGATTGCTGCGATCTACGGTATGTCCCCTGGACAAGGGCAGCAGTGGATGGACCAGTACCGGCAGGATCAGAACACGATTCGCGACCTTTACACGACGGCGCTTGGTCGGCTGGACCCGGATGATAGTGGGATACGGTACTGGACTGAGCAGCTGCGTGGAGGTACACCAGTGGGAGACGTCCGGGCCAACATGCAGTATGCGGCGCAAAATCTCGGGTACAAGCTCCCCGGGCAACCTGGGTTCCAGCCATACACCGTCGGGCCGGCACAAGCTCCTACTATCCAATCCCCGGCTATCCAAACCCCGGCTACCCAGTCCGCAGGGATTGCGAGCTTGGTATGAGCGAGTTCCGCCTGGTGCCGCGCGCAGAGTTACCCGCTAGGTGGGAGGGGCTACGTCCGGTGTTGCAGCGAGCCGTTGCGCAAGGGCGGGGGGAGCTGGAGGTAGACGATATATACGCCCTCACATTGCAGGGGCGTATGTGCGTGTTTGCTACGGATGATGATTCGTTTGCAATCACCGCCGAGATCATGAACTACCCACGCAAGCGGGTGTTCCTGTTAGGGTTTGGGGCGGGCACTACCCCGGAGGTGGGCGTGCTGCATGGGGTGCTGAGTGCTGCGGCTAAGGGGGTTGGGGCGCAGGTTATACAGACGTACTGCAGCAACCATGCTATGGTTCGCTACTACACACGGCACAAGTTTGACCCCGTGTATACGGTTTTGGAGAGGGGTTTATGAGGTGCTACTCGATCCCGGTGATTGATCTTTACCAGGTGTGGCCGCTGGTCGCCCCAATGATCCAGGAGTCCTTGGAGAAGTGTGACCCGCCGGCGGATTACAATATCCACCATGCGCAGCAGTTCCTGACCTCGGGGACCTGGGCGTTGATTGTGGCGGATGATGGGGCTGACGTGGTGGGAGCGTGCACAGTGGTGATCCAGAACCACCCGACGCAGCGCGTAGCGTTCATCACATCGCTTGGCGGGCGCGGGATACTCACCCCGGAAGGGTTTGACTCGCTGCGCCACCTGCTACAGAAGTATGGGGTGACGAAGATTCGCGGGTATGTGCGCCCTTCCGTGGCACGGTTGGCAGCACAGGTTGGGTTTACTAAAGGGGACACCCTAGTGGAGTGCGGGATATGATGATCAAGACCCCCCAGGAGTTAGCAGAGTTTCGCCGGTATGGGGGCTTCCCTCGGTTTAAGGGTGGAGGCGGCGGCGGGGATACCACTGTAACTCAGTCGAACATCCCAGACTGGTTGAGGGGGCAGACCGAGACGCTGCTCGGTGCTGCGATGGAGGAGTTGTTCGACATCGCACCCGACGGGACTGTGGTCGGTACGCGACCCTACACACCGTACAGCACCAACCTCAACGACTACATCGCCGGGTTCAGCCCGATGGAGCAGCAGGCGCAAGCCAATGCGATGAACCTGCAGATGCCGGGGCAGTACCTCATGGGCACCGACCTGGCAAGTACCACAGGGATGATGGGGTTGCAATCATCCAACAATGCAGCCTTCTATGGGGATCAGGGCTTCCAGATCGGGCAGAGTGCGCTTGGGCTGGTGCCGACGAGCCTTGGGTATGGGCAGTTGGGGCAGAACGTTGCCAACCGGGCGATGTCTTACGGGGACCAAGCGGCGGGTATCGGGGACTGGTACGAGGGGCGCGTGACCGACCCATCACAGTTCAGCCGCTACATGTCCCCATATATGGACGCTGTGGTGGATCAGCAGCTGCAGTCTGCCCGTCGCCAGGACGACATCTCCGCACAGCAGCGGGCCAGTGCAGCGGCCAAAGCCGGGGCCTTCGGGGGCTCCCGTCTAGCCATCGAGAATGCGGAGGCGAACCGCGCGCTAGCGTCCCAGATGGATTCCATCGTGACGCAAGGTAAGCAGAAAGCCTACGAGTCGGCACTGGGCAACATCAACAACCAGGCTGGACTGACCTTGCAAGGGCTTGGGCAGGCTACGTCGGGGCTTGGTGCCGCCCTTCAGGGTGGACAGCTCGGGCTGCAAGGTATCGGCACTGCAAACCAACTCATTGGCACGGGTATCGAGGGTGCGCGCACAGGTATTGCTGGTGAGCAACAGCAGCTGGAAGGTCTGAACCTAGCCAACCAGTCTGCCCAGATACTCGGAACCCTTGGGGATCAGCAGCTGGGGGCGCAGATGGGTATCCTCGGAATGCAGCGTGAGTTCGGCGCGGACCAACGCGCACTGGAGCAGGCCAAGATTGACCAGGCTGTGCTGAACTTCGCCAATCAGCAACAAGCACCGTTGCAGGCGATCAATGATTTCAGTGCGATCCTGCGGGGCTACGCGCAGCCTGGACAGACAGTCACAAAGTACCAGGCAGAGGCATCGCCTATGACTCAGCTGGCGGGGGTAGGTACCGCGCTGGCAGGGGCGAAGGCCGCAAACCTGTTCAAGCAAGGCGGGCAGGTGAAAGCTAAATCCAACGGCATAGCGGATGTCGCGCTGCAGCGAGCACTCAAGGGGAAGTGATATGGTGGGTATCGAGCAAGAGCTTCTGATGAACCCTGGCAAGTTCAGCATCCAGCAACTGCAGCAGGGGGTGCAGACGGGGGCATTCCCCGCGTACCTCGCAGTCCCCATCATCCAAGAGAAGGTTAAGACCCAGCAGCAACTGCAGCTTGGGCAGCTAGGTCAGGGCGCAGGGCAGCCGACGGTAGCGGAGCAGGTCATGGCCGCTGGTACGCAGGCAACGCAGCCACAAGGGATCGATCAGCTACCGTCCGGGCTACCCCAGCAGTACGCTGAGGGCGGGGTAGTGGGGTTTGCTGGGGGTGAGGGTAGTCTGGTGCAGTTGAAGGACCGCATGGGGCGGTTACGGTACGGGTACAAGGTGGACCCCGAGGAGCAAGGGTATTCCCGCACGCGTGGTGCGCTCAAGGGGCTGTACGACCGCGTAGGAGATCGCGCATCACTAATGGACCCGTCTGTTGCTGGGCCTGCGGGAGCAGTTGATACCCTTCGCACTATAGGGATGCTACCCGGAGCGGCTGTACTCGATACTGCTGGGGCGATTGGTGATGGGGTATCGTGGGGAGCCGGAAAGCTATGGGACGTTATCTCTGCAGGTGTAGGTGGCCCAGAGGTGGTACGCCCATCAGCGCAAGCCGCAACGCCCGAGGCTCCGCCACCCGCTGCTGCCACGCCCGCGCCCCCCACAGCCGACATACCGCCCGATGCGCAGCGGCTGATCGCTGACGCGGCGAAGTTCGGCCAGGTTCCCGGCATTGATGCGCTGCCGTCAAACCTCAACCCTAGCGACGCACCCATCGTGCCGGCTGCAGCACCGCCTGCAGCTACCCCTGCGGCCCCGACGGACATAGACGCCATATACAAGCCCGCATTTGATGCCCTGGCGGAACTCAACAAGACGCAGTTGCCGGTGCAGGACTACTCCGAGCGTCGCGCCAAGCTCGATAAGAAGGAAGCGGACCTCGCCACCAAGCGGGAGGAGAACAAGGGGCTGACGCTGATGGCAGCTGGGTTCGCCATGATGGGCTCGAAAGACCCCTCCTTCCTCGGCGGATTGGGGGAAGGGGCCATGAAGGGGTTGCAGGCATACGCTTCTGGTAAGAAGGACATCGACGCCCTCGAAGCTGACATCGAGCGTAGTCGCGAGAAACTGGACGATCTGGAGCACGCAGGCAAGCTCGCGCAGGCCCAGGATGAACGGTCGAAGCTCACGGCGCTGATCACCCTGCATGGGCAGGTGGCTAAAGATCGGGTATCGACCAGTGAAAAGGCCCAAGATCGGGCCACGCAGGAGCGCGGACAGGATGTAACTACGACCAATGCGCGTATCGGCGCGGACGCCCGCGCGGCGCTCGCAGAAGCACGCCTGGCTGCCGGCACGACGGGGGGTGCTGCTGATGTCAAACCCACGACCATCGCTACGTGGCGCAATACGCTGATGTCGGATGCCAAGGCCAACCTCAAAGCGCAGCTGGAATCTGACCCGGGGGCGCTACAGCGATTCAATCGACTACCCGCCGCCCAGCAGCAGGCTGCGTATCTGAACCTAGCCGCGCAAATGGCCCGACTGGACCCGATGTTCGCCCCCTACGCAGATATGATGTTTCCCCAACAAGGTGGGGACACCTCCGTGGTAGACTTCGACCAAAAGTACAAGCCCGCAACGAAAAAGTAGAGGTAGTTGATGGACGTCCGCATGCCCAACGGGGCCATTCTCCGTAATATCCCCGAGGACGCCTCCCGCGATGACGTCCTTGCTCTGTACCGGGTCGTATATGGGGAACCCGACTGGGAGGGTGCGCCGGCCCCAGCCGGGTCGCAGGAGTCTCATGGGTTAGGGGACCGCTTCATGAGCGGCCTAGCATCACTTGGGTCCCAGTCGCTAACCGGGGCCTCTGCTGTGCTCGGGGACAAGGATGAGGCGGCCAAGGCTGGAGCTGCGCGATCTGAGGCCATCGGAGCCAAGTACGGGCATCAGGGTACCTGGGATAATGTCGTGCAGGCCTACGACGATCAGGGTCTGTGGGAGGCGGGCAAACTCGCAGTCTCGCAGATTCCCGGTATCGTAGCTGAGAGTGTCCCCCAGATGGCGGAATCACTGGCTGGAGCGCGCGTCGGTGCTATGGCGGGTACCGCAGTAGCGCCTTTTGCTCCCCCTATAGCCCCGTTCCTCCCGCTCGCGGGCGGGGTGCTTGGGGCCGTCGCCCCAGGGCTCGTCCGATATATCGGCTCCGGTGCCGAGCGTACAGCCTCCGAGCAGATGGCGCGAGGCGAAGAAGTCAACGTGGATATGGCCAAGACCCTGCCTGCTGCTGCGGGGGCGGCAGTGCTGGACGCCGGGGGTACCGCACTGGCGCTAGGGAAGCCGCTGGTTAAAGCAGCACTGGGTAAGTACGCTGAGAAAGTCTTTGCCCGCACTGCGGGTGCGGAAGCGACGGCTGCGGCTGAGGCCCAGTTACTACGCACGGCGCAGCGAACCCTGCCCGCCGCTACGGCACGGGGAGCTGTAACAGGCGGAGCTGTGGAACTACCTCCAGAAGTCGCCCAGGCGGTGTTGGAGCGATGGCAGGCGGGGCTGTCGTTAACCGACGACTCCGCGCTGAAGGAATACGCCAATTCCGCATATGGTGGCCTCGGTGGGGGCCTCGGTGTTGGGAGCGTCGGTGGAGCCTTCGGGCGATATGCAGCGCAGGGAGAAGTTGCGGATATACAGCGTGCCAAGGAGGAGAAAGCCCGTGCGGACGCTGCTGCAGCGCATAGCGCGGCCCAGCAGGCTAATATGCCCTTGTACGGCCCAGCACCCGAGGTGGTAGGGCCAGTGCAGCAAACGCCCGAAGAAATCGAAGCTGCACAGCGTCAGCAACAAGCAGACTTAGTGGCTCGTGCCGAACAGTTGCGCCGAGACGACCCCCACACATATGCATCCACGCTGCGCAACCATATATCCGGGTTGCTGTACAAGCGCAAGCGCACCGATGCGGAGAACGCCCAGCTAGCCTGGGCGCAGCAGACGCTTGCCGAGGTCAATGCCGAGATTGAGGCTCGGTTTGGGCAGGACCCCACGGGGCCGGCAGCACAGTCGGCGCAGGTGTTCGAGACAGAAACGCCGCAGTTGCCCGGGATGAACCTCCGCCCCGAAGAAATCGAAGCCCTGCAGCGGCAACAACAAGAAGCCGAGATGGGCCCCGTGCCACCCATGCCGGAGGCACCTGCGGAAGAAGGTCCGTTTGTACCGGGACAGCACATGACGCGCAACCTGTATGCGCGCACGCGGGCGGACGGTACCCAGACGCGGCCCGCGACGAACCCCATTCCGCCCAAGCTCCGCCAAGACGTCCCCGAGGTTGAGCAGCAACGTGAAGGGCTCCCCGAGGGGGCACAGTCGGTGCTCACCCCGGAGTTTCTGCGCAATACGTTGCATTTGGACCCCAGGTCGGGGTATTTCCGCCAACTGCAGGACCTCGATATTCGCAACCCGGACCATGCCCCGCGTATCGGCGACGTCGTAGCGCGTATGCGGAGTAACCCGAAGCTCGCGGAGAAGTCCCGCACGGCGCTGAACAACCTCGTGAACCATGGGTTCTTCAACTTTGCCCAGACGCCGGACATGTTCGCGGGGGAGTCCACCATTGGGCAACGGGGCATCGAAGGTGAAGCCCCGCCTGCGTTCGTAGAAGCGCCGGCGCAACCCCCGAAACCACACATTCAACCTGTACCGGAGGCCCAAAATGCTGACGCTGCACCCCATCGAACTGTCCGACGAGGACGTGACGCTCGCGTGGAAGTACCTGGTGGAGGCCGAGGACAGTCCCTACTCCCCACCGATGCCGGAGTCCCTGGAGCATCTGGACGCGGCCGTGTGGGACCTGTTGGACCGGTTACTGGCCCAGACACTACGTCAGTGCCAGTACGCGACACTGCACTGACCCCCCAGGAGACGCCCCGTGCCCCTCAAACCCCAGAAGCCGCGATGCCCGCAGTGCAAGAAGAAGCACAGCCCGTCGCGCCCGTGCAGCCCCAATTCACCACCTTCGATGTAGTCCCGCAAGCGGCTGAGCCGGCCGCACCGCCCGCATCGACAACGCCCCCGGTGAATACCCCGAGCACTAAGGGTACGGGCAAACGTGCGCGCCGGTCTGCCGACCCGTTGGATACCGAACCTGGCGTGCAGTACGGCGAAACACACCCCGATGCCACGCAGTGGACAGCACCGATGGTGGGGCGCTTGGCTGCCCAGGATGGCGAAGCCCTTGCCTTGCAGGACTCCATATCACGTGTGCTGCGCGGGGAGGATACCCCCGAGGCCTTGCGGGGCATCGCGGCATCTGAGAAGGGTACGGGGGACACTCAGACAGTCGCCGCGCAGTTTTTGGAGGACTACGCGGCCCGGGGGAAGCAGGAAGCGGCGGATGTGCAGACTGCCCGCGCACACAATAAGCGGGCTGAGGATTTCCGGCACCGTGTCCAGCCCGAGGAAACCCGCCCCCGCAATAAAAAACAGAAGCCGCAAGACCTGGACGACCAGCAGCTACTGGAGCAAGCCGCGCAGGAGTACGAAGCCCGTAAGGCTAAACAGCAAGCGCACACATCAGCCCTGCAGCGGGAGAAGTACGCGACGATGGATACTGATGCCGTTGCGGCGGAGCTTGCTGCGCACCAGGAGGCTGGTACACGGCCCCACATCGCGCTGCTGGAGCGAGCCGCTCAGGTAGCGCCGGCGAAACCCAAGCAGCAGGCCGAGGGGACACCCCATACTGAGCTCTCGCAAGAGGAGATGGCCCAGCAGTCTGCGGAGCTTGATGCGCTCGTGGCGGAGTGGTTTACCCGACGCTCATCTGACATTAGCACCCCAGATGAGGACCTGCACCCCAAACACACCATAGCCTCACTGCGTGAGGAGCTTGCAGAGTGGTATCTTGACAACCCGAGCGGTGTGGTATCCGTCATTGACAACCTGGCAGACCTCAGCCCGTTGGAGCGGTTCACCGCCACGGGGGTTATCGATGGGGAGCGGGTTCAGGGACTAGCTACCCAAGCAGCTGACGGGTCGGTGCGAGCTACCCTCGTCGCGCCCCATATCCGGGAAGGTCATGGACGCAGTGTGATGATGCATGAGGTGGGGACCCACTTGGGTCTCCCGGACACTGACGTGCAGGCCGCTGCGGAGCATATCAAGGGGTGGAAGGATGCGCCCGAAGGGTCCAAGGAGCGGGCGGTGTATGCCGCCATGCGCAAGCGCATGAAGGCCGCAGAGGAAACCACGGCGGAGGAGATGGTGGCCTATGCCGTAGAAGAAGCTGTGCGGTTGGGGGTAGTCCCGAAGGCGGTTACGGAAGCGAAAACCCGCACGTGGGCGGACGTGAAGTCTGTACAGGACTTCGTGGATTTCGTCGCGGCGAAGTTCACCCAGCGTGTGCGAGACCTGCTGCATAGTCGGACGGGGGAGCTAACGGCCCAGGACTTAGTGGACCTTGCCTACGGAGCAGCCCGGCACGTCATGCAGGAGGGCACCGGCGTTCGAGGTAAGCAGTACAACACGGGTGAAGTACGGTTCTCGTTATCGGCTGCCGCACAAGCAGAGCTCCAGGCACACCGGGCCATGGTGGAGGCCTTACCTACAGGGTACGGGGCTATGTTCCGCCAGGCGTATAAGGACAAGGGGATCGTTGGTCTGGTGGCTAGTATGCTCTCCAAAGGGCGCTACTCGGACCTGCAGGTGGTGCTGTCGGACCCCATGGCCTCGGTGAAAAAGAAATTCTCAGCCCTCCACGACCTGAGCAAAGGTGAGGTTGGCCCCGTGCAGTCACTCTTGGCCGCACAGCACGCCACGGCATTCACAGCGGGCGTTATCCAGGCCGGGGGGATGGAGTTCAATGCAAAGCTGAACCAGTACGCCCCGGCTAAGATCAAGGACCCCAAAACGGGCAATGAAGTATCCCTCCTGCACGTCCAGCCCCTCATGCAGCAGTGGGCCAAGACCAACAACATGTCCTATGCGGATGCGATCAACAGCATCGACACCATCCTGCAGGCCAACCGCCTCAAGGAGCTGCAGAAGGCTGGGGAGGACATCTCAGAGCACATGCCGCAGGCCCGCATCGACACCCTGTCCCAGCAGTTTGCCAACGACGCTACCCTGCAGGCCATCCAGCGTGTCATGGATGTGGTGCGGGAGCACATGATCGACCATATGGTCGACACCGGCCGGCTGTCTAAGGAGCAGGGCAAGGCGTGGAAGGAGGTCAGCGGGTATGTGAACTTCGACCGCGAAAGCGGGCTGCTGGACCGCTTCACCCCGCGCAAACGGGTGGGCCACAAGACTACACTCACGGGTGGGCTGCCACCGGCACTGGTGGGGTCAGCCACCCGCATGCCAAAAAACGTCATCGCCAACCACTTCGAGCTGATTCAGTGGATGATGACCACGGCCATGAAGCAGCGGGCCACCGTCGACACCCTAAAGGCCATGGAGCAGCAGGGCTGGGCTAAATCCGTCGGTACGGCGGGGCACCTGGTGGATGAGTCCAACCGCGTGCAGACCTTCAAAGACGGGGTAGAGACGTACTATAAGGTCTATGACCGTGATGACGTCGCTGCGTTCTATGCGTCGCCGCAGACACCGGGGACGCTGGCGCAAGCTCTCGGATCGAAAGCGGCCAAGGTTCTGCGGACGGGCGTCACCGCCATGCCGACATTCGTGATGAAGCAGCTCCCCGCGGATATTCAGCGGGCGATCTTCATGATGGGTATCAAGGACGCCCCGGGCTTCGCGGCCTCGGCTACGCGCCACTTCACGGATATGGCGAACGCGATCCGCCGTGGTGAGCGCCACGCGAACATAGACCGCATGTCGGAGAAGGGTATTTACGGGGAGCTGGACTTCAACGCCACGAACCCGGGCGAACACCTGATGCAGGACTTGCTGGGCGCACCGCAAAAGGGGTTCTTTGGGAAGTCGAAGGTAGGTAAGCTCCTCAAAGGGATGGAGGACCTAGCCCGGGCGGAGGATTTGGCGATCCGCACCGCCATCTACGAGCACACCATGAAGGAGACGGGTAACGAGGCGCTGGCTATCCATCGTGCGCGGGAGATCATCAACTTCCGCAACCGGGGCATGGGCGACGCCCTGGGTATCCTGAATTTTGCCTCCACCACGATCCCCTTCTTCACCACCTACATCCAGGGTATTGACCTGCAGGTACGTTCGCTATCCGGGAAGAACGCCCCCTCTGGGCTGGCGAAAGCCAACGCTCAACGCTTCGTATGGAAGCGCGCCATGCAGGTCGCAGGGATCGCCACGGCCATGGCTATGCTGCAGGAGGATGACGAGACGTACCGCACGATGGACGATGCCAAGCGGGACCGTACTTGGTATTTGGGTCGTGTCGGAGACACCGCGCTGGGCCTCCCAGTGCCGGAAGAACTAGCGGTGATCTATAAGGCCATTCCCGAGCGCATCTGGCGCTATTTCAACGACAAAGGGACGACCCAGGACCGGCAAATACTCGCGGCTACCAAATCCTACACCCGCGCACTCATGGCAGAGTACGTCGGCAAAACGGTGCCCATCCCCGTAATAATGCGTGGGGCTATAGAATCGTGGTCCAACTACAACTTCCAGACCGGCTACAACGTGGTGGGTAAGGGGATGCAACGCGTGGCCCCCTCGGATCAACGTAATGCGCGCACTACGGAGCTCGCCATAGGGATCGCAGAGCATGCACGGGACCTGATGGGGTGGGAGCTGTCTCCGATTAAGATTGATCACCTAATGGGGAGCTACTTTGGTACGGCCTACGGCCTGACCGGGATGCTGACGAACGCCCTCATCAACCCCGACCGTGTGGATACCCCGCTGCACCAAATGGTCGGGCTAGCCCCCTTCACTGTGGACCCTATAGGTAACCGCAACAAGACTGAGTTCTATGAGCTATTGGATAAGGCCTCTACGGCCAACTCTACGCTGAACGACCTGATGAAGCACAACCCTGACCGGGCGATGACCTATGCCCGCGATCACGGCGCAGAGCTGGCGGCCTATAAGATACTCAATAGCACGCTCAAGTACATCAACGACAACCGGGCGTTCGTGAAGTTCCTGCAGTCCAAACCGGGGGGCCAGCAATACCCAGACCAAGCGGAGCGCGCCCGCCTGATCCGCGAAGCCCAGGCGTCTGATGCTAAATGGACGGAGTACGTCTGGCAGCTCAAACGCGAGATGGACCTATAGCCGCCACACCCGGACCCCGGCATGCCCAAACTCGACCCTCGCGCAGACCAACACGCTGCGCGAGGGGATACCGATAGCCCGTAGGGCTGCACGTACCTGCGCAGGGGTAGCGATAGTCAGCAGGAATATGGAGTTCCCCACCCGCATATCCTGCCATGGGATGTAGTATGTGACCCCATGGAGCTCGATGTACGACGCTACGATGTCTCGCGCAGCAGGGACCCTCTTAGCTCGTAGCATTTCACCGTTCCTCCGCTGCTTAGGCCGCCTACCAGACCCTCTGTGATGCGTTTCCCGATGGGGTGCCCCTCGTTCAGCAACACTCCCGTCGTGCGGAGGTAGGCTATGGTGGCCCGGAAGTCAATCTGCCTATCCGTGCAGAACTTGCGGAACGTATGCACGGGTATCCATAGGCGATCTGCATCCGGCTCGTAGCGCATACCTATCGGGGCTTGGACGTACCGGTCGTTGAGGGGGGCCGGCGGCAACCCATTAACCCCGACGCTGTTAATGATGAGTGCGCGACTGCTGTACTCCAGGATGTAATGACTCAGGGCATCGGCACTCACACTACGGGCGTCCGAGATGTGATCCACGACCTGCGCCTTTACGGTGCCTATCGCTTCACGTACCTTATCCATGATGCGCTCTATGGGTAGATCATGCAGGCCAATGTGCCCTGCGATACGCGCTGCCGCCATGGTCAGGTAGATGGGGGCTGCGTAGAACCGGTCCTCCTGCTTGAAGCCGAACACCTTATCCACGTAGGCCCTGGCGCGGTCCATCTCCATGGTCACGGCCTCCCGGTTGTTCATGACCCAGTGGATGAAGATCGGCCCTGCGACCCCATAATTTCCGGTTAGTAGTGAGAACACCCGGTCGGACTCCTCTTTGCTGATGCTTGCTGGGCGCTCGATGCGCAGCTCCAGGATGCGGCGAATCTCCCCATCAGGGGTAGTCTTGAGCCGCATGAGCTTGTCGTACATGGAGGAGTTACTGGATGTGATCACGAACGTCATCCAGTTAGTATTGTTGGCCCTCAGCTTGTTCGCTGCGGACTCCATACGGTGCCGGCCTCGCCCTTGCGGAATATCGTAGGCTAGTTCAGACAGCTCCTCATCCGTCAGGTTCGTCACCTCATCCATAGTCACGGGGAGGTTGTTCATCAGGCCAATCCACTGGATTTTCGATGCGAAGGTGTCGTCTTTTTTCAGCAGGAGTTGGGCCGGGTGCCCCCACACCGAGTTGGCAACCATCTGCGCGGTGGTCTTACCCGTGCCGGAGCTATTAGACATGAGGTTGATCGTCGCCCCACGCACATCCATATGGGCTGTCAGGCGCAGCAGAGGTGCCGCGAAACTGGTCAGAATTGCAAATGCATGCAGCTCCAGCCCTGGCTGGGCGTAGAAGTCGATGACCTTACGCCACTCGTCGATGGTGCCCTTATGGTGCAGTTGTGCGGCCACGTGTCGCGTCGCCGTGGATGCCGGAGCCAAGACGGGCTTACCCCGCACGTACTCCAGTTCCCCCAGTACGAACGACTGCTCGCCCAGGGTCCAGCCCATTTGGTGTCGCGTCCGATCTGCAGCAAATGACTTCTGCAGGTGGCGCAGCGACGATGCAAAATACGTCATGATTGCGTCCCAATCCTTGTTTATGGCTATCACCCCGTACCGCAATAGCGTATCGCGCAAGCGGTCCCGCATCAAGAGCTGGGCCACCGGGGCGGAGAACGTTCGAATCCCGTCACGCGGGGTATGCAGGGATATGCCGGCCATTTCGCCGTCCCCATCACCGCTCTCGGACTCGTCGTAGTAACGCCCTGTGAGATACAGGTCGTAGGGATACACCGTGATCTCTATAGGCTCACCATCCTTGTCCTTGGCATGCAGGAACACGCCCCCATTCACCCCCCGGAAGTATGGGTAGGGGTAGCTCGGGATGTTGACCTGCACGGTGGGGGCTGCTCTGCCGTCCGTCTCTGGTTCGGCGGCATGCTCTACCGTGTACACCCCCTCCACGGCCTCAGCGGCTTTCACCACACGACCTATGGCAATAGGGCTGGTGACGGCGAGCGCACAGCCTGCACAATGGGCGGGGTAGTTGGCTTTGTACCACTGGCAGGTGGCCGGGCCAGCCGTACCCTGCGCCTTGGCAACGGTCTTGGCGGCGTCGTATTCCGGGTGGGCCTTGGAGATTTTGTGGATCGCGGTCTCCCCGTCCTCGCAGCGGTAGGCGATGGACAGCGCCGCACGCCAGAGTGGCTCCTCAAGAGTCGCGGCTTGTTGTAAGGCGTGCTTGATCTGCCCACAGCCCCGGTCGGTACGCAGACTTGTGCGCACGATACGGGCAAAGCTCGTCGGTGGATATTGCGCCGCCTCCGGGGTGAACGCATCCGCAGCCCCGTTGGCCCGCGCTGTGGCGAACATATCCTCACTGCTGCGCGGCAGCGTCTTATCCCACCATGCCACGGGCGTGGGCTCTCCAGTGGCCAGTATGCGGACCTCTTGCGGAGGGTCGAACTTGGTGTTTACAGTGCCGGGCATGCGGAGAATCCGTGCTGCGTCTGCAGTCACCGCCCTGTCTATACGCAGCCCGTTGCTGAGGCAGAAGGCTTTGAACCGACGGGCTAGCGGCCCCCATACAGCAGGCTCCAAGTCCGCGTTGAGGGGCCAATACGCATGCACCCCACCACCAGAGGCCACCACCCACGGCTGGGGCAGGTCAAAACGGGTGCAAAACTCCTGCAAGGCATCGTGGGCGTCTGTAAAGGTGGTGTATTTGTGTGGGACTCCCGCATCCACATCCAGGTCAACAAACAAGCTGCGCAGGGCCTGTACATGCTGGGCCTTGCGGGTCTTGGTTGTGAACGAGGCCAGCGCGAAATACGCGTCTACCCGCATACTGGCATGGGTATCGCACAGCGCGGCGACGTCTTTGCTGGACTCGTGAAATCTCTGCTGCGGGATACCTCCTGAAATACCGACGGAACAGTACAGCCCGCAGGACGGCAGTACATCCGATAGAAACTGTGCTCTCACTAGGACCTCACGGGCGATGGACGGGGAAAAAGGGGGGCAGCAACCCGTGTTTGCTGTGTCGGAGGGGGATCAACCCTCCCAAGCCCCGAGAACTCGCTACTGGGTTTTGCCTTTGGCCTTCTTCGCCAGCATCTGCTGGATCGCCGGCAGATGCTGCTCAGTTGGGTGGTATCGGCCCGTGAACCAGTTGTAGACCGTCATCCGTGACACTGAGAATTGCGTAGCCACTTGCGCGACTGGGATGTCGTGAGCGAGGCAGTATAACCCAAGCCGGACCCCCGGCAGCGAGGGGTCCGCAGCTTGGATACTCCTTGCTATGCGCAGGGAATACCCGTAGCCATTACTCGTCGTCATCGTCGTCTGCCCAATCACTGAGGATGTCCTCAATATCGGTCACCGCCGCTGCCGGGCTAGCGGGCTTGACCTTCTTCACGGCCGGGGGTGCGGCTTCGACGGGTTCCGCCTCAGCAGCATCCTCCACCGGAGCCGGTGCGGGCTTCGCTGCCTTGGTGGGTGTCGCCGCCTTGGTGGGTGTCGCCGCCTTGGTGGGTGTCGCCGCCTTGGTGGGTTTCGCTGCGGCCGGGGGTTCTGCGTAGGCCTCGTCATCCTCGTCGAACGACGCGCCCGCGAATGCAGGAGGCAGTTCTTGCTGGGTCGGGGCGGCACTAGCGAACGCCACCGCAATGGCCTCCTGTGTAGCTTCCGATTGCGCCTGCTCACGCACGATGGCCACCTCCTCGCGAGTCAGCGGACGCACAGCGCGGAAGCGAACCAGCGGGGTGGCTGATTCCGTGTCGAATCGGGCTTCAGTCACAACACCCGACATGGGGACGCGGTGTCCAGCCAGGAACTTGGCGTAGGCGGTGAACGGCATCTTGTCACCCTCGGGCTTGCCGAACAGCGACGTGGCCGGCAGCTGCAGGCGATACACTTCTCCGCCCAGATCACCCTCCAGCACCACAGCTACACGGCGCATGAAGCGGCATGCACGGGAGGTGCCTTGGCCTGAGCCAGCGATGTTCTGCGGGCATCCTTGGCAGTTCGAGTGCTGCGGAGCCTTAACGGATGCGTCGGGATTCACGCCGTCGGCTGACCAGCAGTCCGGGCCGGAGGCTTCACCTTCGACGTACTGCGAGGCGTAGAACGTGCGGGCGGTGTGCGGGGCGACGTTGACGACTACGAAGTTCATGGCGCGATCTTCGTTCTTGGCAACCTGTTCGGAGCCGTGCATCAGTCGCCACACGGAGCCTCGGATGGAGATGGCTTTGGTGTCACTACCCCCAGCGATACCTTTGGTGAAGTCATCCAGCTCCCGCAGGTAGTCGGGGATCGCAGCCATGTTGGACTGCGAGAAAAGGGCGATTTCGTTTGCCATGGTGTTTCCTTTCAGTGGGTTGGTGGGGTGCTGCTTAGGTGCGGGCACGGGTGACCGTGATCGCATAGGATGAGTTGATGTTCAGGCCTTCCGGCAGGGCATTGGGATGCTCTTGCAGGAACGTGGCCATGTTCTTTTGGTGGATGCGGTGTTCCAGCAGGTCGAGGTCGTCATGCTGGCGGATGAACTCGTGCATCTTCTCCCAGTTGGTCGCCTCATAGCGCGTCTTGACGCTACGGCGGAACGACCCGGCCTGGGTCTTGCCACCGTCCTGCCCGGTGGCCTTACACACATCCAGCAGCGCGGTAGAGAGGCGATCCAGCTTCTCCTGTATGGCCGCAATCTTCTCATCGGCTTCACGCTGCAAGGCCTGTTTCTGATCGCGCAGCTTGATGTATGCCTTCACGATCTTGTTGGTGTCGACGTTTGTAGTCATGGTGGGCTCCTGTTTCGTTGAGTGGTGTAGCTATTATACAGTGTCAATTCACTATGTCAACCCTTTTATCTCCTGTTGGAACAAATCGACCAGCACATTGTGGCGGTCTAGCCGACCGTCCAGCATATCGTACATGCGGCGCTCCACCGGGGACCCCTGCAGGCGCACCACAGTGACCTTGTTTTTCTGCCCTGCCCGGTATGCACGGGCATTACCCTGCAGGTACGTCTCAGCCGAGGGGATGGGGCCCCACCACACCACGGTGTCGGCTTCGGTGAGCGTCAGCCCGTGCGCGACGGCGGCCGGCTGGGCCAGTATCAGGCGGGGGTCCGCCTCAGACTGGAAGGCTTTGATTACGGCATCCCGCTGCCGTGCAGGTACTCCCCCATGCAGCACACCGACGGTATATTTCTCCGCCAGCAGCCGCTCCTCTAGCTGGTCCAACACATGCCGAAAGGGTACGAAGATGAGTACCTTCTTGTCGGTCCCCTCGATGATTTCGCAGAGCGCGTCGAAGCGGGCTTTGATGTCGAACTCCACGACCTCCTTCTCTGTACCGTATGCCGCCCCAGCGGAGACCTGCAGGAGTTTATTCAACAGCCCCGCTGCGTTGAGCGCAGTGATCTCCGTGGCGGCCGCCGTAGCCACCATGGTTTTGCGGATCAGCTCGTAATAGTGCAACTGCTGCTTGGTCAGCGGCACCTCCCGGGTGGTGTACATGATGCCGGGCAGGTCCAGACAGTCCTCCTTGGTGAAACGGATCGCCGGTTGTAGGACCTTATGCACGATGCCAGTGGACTCTAGGCGCGGCAGGTACTTGTAGGTGGATACCTTCACCATCACCTGATCGCGGAATGCATTGAAGTATCGGGGCACAGAGTCCGGGTTCACCAACTTGGCCAACCCATAGGCGTCCGTCGGAGACTGTGATGCCGGCGTACCGGTCATCAGCCAGATGCGGGTGGTCGGGTGTATAGCGCCTGCCAGGGCCTTCCACCGATTCGTTTGTGGGTTCTTGATGAAGTTGGCCTCATCCACGATGATGAGGTCGTACTTCTGGTCTCGCAGCTCCTTGCTCAGGGTCACGGCCCCGTCGAAGTTGATGATGGTGAAGTCATACCCCTGCGCAATAACAGCTTTGCGCTGCTCGCGGGACCCCGCACACACCCCTACAGTCCTGTGCATGAGTACGCGGAACAGGTCGGCCCGCCATGCAGTTTCCATGATCGACAGCGGGCACACGATGAGGGTCTTGCGCACCTTACCCTGCTCCATGAGGTAGTCCGCAGCCCATGCAGCTGCAGCCGATTTGCCGGAGCCGGCCTCGTTTAGACAGAAGCCCCGTGGGGTGTCTGCCAAGAATGCCGCTGTCGTGCGCTGGTGGTCGAACGGCTCGTACATGCCAGGCCAGGCGTAGTCTTTATGCATTAGTGAGGGGACTGCTTTGATGCCGAGATTGCGTAGCACCTTGGCCTCGTCGGCCCCCCAATGCACCAACATTTTGGCCTTGTCGCCCCGCACGGCTAGCACTTTAGACTTCGGGATCAGCGCACTGATCTGCTTGTGCTTCTTCGTGACGAACTGGAGCGCCCGGCCCTGAATGATCTCCATATGGGTTCCTTTAGTGACGACACGAGTCCTCCAGGGTGGGTACCCTGGATACTCAACCCGCCCCGTGAGGGGCCGGACTTACTTCATACTACCATCCGCACGGCGCGGGAAACTGCGGTTCTTACCTTTCGACACAACGCGCAGGTTGGACGCGGCGTTGGTGCCGCCTCGGCTGATGGGTCGCTTGTGGTCGATGTCTTTCCCATCGCCTTTATGGACCCGCCCAGCTTTTTCTGCAGCATAGCGCGCGCGCTTTCGTTGGGCGTTCCCATCATTCTCACCTCGTGCTTTGGCCGTCGCGTATTCCTGACGGTAGTCCCGCTTGTAGTTCTTGCTGGATGGCATGTGCTACTCCCGTTTATGCTCACAGTCCGCAGAGGAGACAGGGCAGAACCGGCACAGGGCACTGGGGCAGGCGTTCCATATACCCACCTCAGCCGCCCGCGTGATGCGATCCACGCGCCCCACCCACTTGGACAGTATTTCAGGCAGCTGCTTGCGGCGGAACGCGCACTTCACAAAGTCGCCCGCAACGACAAACAGCAGCCCACCCTTCACGGTATCCACCTCGGGGAAGTGCAGCATCACCATGGCCGCCATGAGCTCCAGCTGCGCGGTGTCTGCGTACCGAGAGGACTTCCCTGTCTTGTAGTCCACCACATGCGCCCGCCGTTTGTCCTCCTGGACGCATACGAGGTCTGCAATACCCCGCAGCCACACGTCGTCCGCAAAGAACTCGCAGGGCTGCAGGTCTTGTGTGATACCCATCGCGTGCTCGCACAGCTTAACCCCAGGCATGTTCACCAGGGGGATGAGGTACCGCTCGAACTGCGCGAAGCGGGGGTGCAGTGCTGCCTGGTCCCGCACATAGTGCTCGAAGGCTTCGTGTGCCTCCGTACCATACAACGTGGCAGCGGTGTCCTGTGACTTGTACTTCTTCTCGATCCGCACCAGGTTGAACCGCCGAGGGCAGCCCTCGAAGTCCTTGATGGCAGAGTAGGAGAACGATTTAATCATGGTGTGTGCTCCGTGATTGGCTACACATTGTATCAGCCTCCATAGGTTTTACCTACCGATGCCTCGCACGCCAGCGGCAGGCCGGGAGCCCACGTCGGCACCCATCGCATGCAGGCTTCGATGAAGGCCTGCGCCTCCTCGACTTCGTGCTCCGGTACCAGGGCCACTACCGAGTCATGCACCATAAGTTTCACCGGGTACCTGCGCTGGATGCGCAGTGCCTGCTCCGCCACGATACACCGCGCTACCGCCTGGCATAGATTCTCGACGACCTTTCCAGAGTATATGCGGATCGGCTTGCCCTTGGAGTAATACTGCATCCCTTCGGAGGTCATCTCCAGGCCCGGGTATTGAATGTGCAGCCCGCTAGGCAGGGTGAGGCCCACGCCGGGTATCGCCGTGGTGAGCCCCTGGGCATCCACAATCGACGCATTCCCCATGAGCATGCTGCGCAGGGCCGTATCCGCGCTCCGCCACAACTTCACGATGAACAGGTTAGACTGCCGATACACGTCGATGATACGCTTCGCTTCGGGCAAATCCACCAGCACACCGGCCTGGGTCTTGAGAAACGCCTGTAGCTTCTGGTGTCCAACGCCGTAACCTGCGCCCAAAATCACAGTCTTGCCGACCTGGCGCTTAGGTTTATCCACCTTATGCATCGGCACACCGTAGACCTTCGTGGCCATGAGCTTATACACGTCATGCTGCTGCTCCTCCGACGGTACGCCCGCCAGCTTCTCCTCGTTGTTGCGGCGGAAGGCCTCTACCAGGTCGGTCTGCCCAGCTAGCCACGCTAGCGTGCGGGCTTCGATCTGGGACGAGTCGCAGTCGATGAGCATGTACCCCTCGGGTGCACGGATTGACTGCTTGATGCGGTTGGCCCCTATACCCCGGGCGGGTAGATTTTGTAAATTGACAGAATCCAGCCCACTCCAGCGCCCACTGTGGGCTCCGTAGTATCGCAGGGGCACCGGGAACGCCCCCCGTGTCGCCATGTCGATGAATCGCTCCGTGCGCGTCTCCTCGATGGTCGACCTATTCCCCAGCCGGCAGGCCACCAAGGCTTGTACTTCTTCCCGAGGGTGCTCCTGCAACTCCAGGAAGGCTTCATCCGTCTTGGCGAAGGCATAGGCCTCCTTGCCCGTGGTGGGGCTTATCTTTGTCGGGGGTTCCACATCGAACACCCGCAGCAAGTTGGCAAAGCGGTCGTTCGACATGATGGCCCGCTTGACCCCATCGTCCCCCACAACCTCCACACCCCCATCACTCAGCAGGTCCTGTACGCGGTCCAGCAGGCGCTCTTTGCGCTCCACCACGTCGGCCAGGTGTGTCTGCAGCAGGGGGGCATCCAGCTCAAGCTGCGCGTCGATGAACATGCGCAGCGTCATGTCAATCAACTTGAGCTCTTGCTTGGGGAACCCCATACGCATGTACCGTTTGAACAGCTCACGGGTAAGATGCACGTCGTTGTCGCAATAGGCCCCATAGCGTGCCAGCTCCTCCGGGGTGAAGTCCGCATACCGCTTGCCCAGCGCGTTCAGCACTTCCGTGCCCTTCTGCCCGATGCCCATGCGCTCCGCCTGTGCTGCCAGCGAGTGCGACTTCTCATGGGGGAACAATGCCCGCGACATCCCCATAATATCCAGCCAGGCCAGCGGCTCGACCCCATAGTGCCACTTGAGGATGGCCCCGTCGAACATCGTGTTCTGGCACACCACCATGGCATCGGACCAGTCGATGCGCTCCAGCACCTTGCGCACTTTCGGCTTGGGTATCCACACCGGCGGCTTGTCCGCGATGGCAATACTGATACCGATGGTTTCATACCTGGGGTCCCGGATATATGCCTCGGTTGTCAGCTTCGATAAGGTGTAGTCCTTGGCGTAGTGCGTCTCTATGTCCAGCACAATTACGGTTGGCATCGTTCAGCCTCCAATGCAGTAATCTTACGCTTCAGGAACCATTCTGCCTTCCGCAGGTTTTCCAGCGGGTCGCCCTTCTTGTCCCAGCGGGCGAGGTACTTGCCAACGTTCCATAAGTGGGGCTCGGTGGGGAACCAGTCGTCCAGCACGTCAGCCGTCTCAAACTTACCCGCCGTGTAGTGCGGCGGGCTGTTCACCATATCTATCGCATTAGCCATTGCGCCAGCTCCTCCATCCCTTCAACTTCGTTTATCAACAAGACCACCGCCCCGGCCCCCCGCATCTTCTGCATAGTAGTCTCCTGCAGGGGAGTCGGCTTCTTACTGCCGGCCTTGGTTTCGATACCAAAAAACAACCCCTTGTGGCACCCGATGCAGTCCAGTGTGGGGGCACCCATCCCGTTGAGCACGGGCCAGTGCTGGTACGCCCCGTGGGCCTTCAGCAGTGCCTTAACCTTGGCCTTCACTTTCCCTTCTGGGGTCATCGAATGCTCCTTTCTCGCGGCGGAAGTTGGTGGATACCATGTAGGCGGCCACCCGGTCAAAATCCCAGCCTAGCTGGTCGCATATGTAGTGCAGCGGGTACCCTCGCGTTGTCAGCCACTCGGTAGCGGCCTTGCGTGTGCCGGGTATTCGGGTGTCCTGTATGGCTTGGCGCACCACGGCTGCCCACAATGCGAGACATCGCTGGGCCTGAATGCGATCGTCAGCGTCCGACCCTCGCACCAGTGCGGTTGTAGAGGGAGCCTCAGCAAACACCACCTCCCGTCGGGAGGCCTGCACAGCGAGCTTACGCTGGTGTGCCTTGCGTGCGGCAATGAGGGTCGCCCGGTCGGGTACTTTCGTCATACCTTCACCGCCTGCACCGTGGCATCGTTGTTGTACCGCCCCCGCTTGGCATACGAGGCGAACTCCGGCACCGGCACGGATCGGAACAGAATCATCTGCCCAATGAACATCCCAGGTCGCAGGATGATGTGCGTGTATCGCAGGTTGTTCTTCAGCTCCAGCGTGAGGGTGCTGTCATGCCAGCGCGGGTCGCACCACGTGGCCAACGCGTTATCCAGGCCGGAGCGCGCTCCACTAGACTTCAGCTTGAACTCGCAGGATATGTCATCGGGTAGGTAGAACTTCTCCAGGGTGTGCGCGAGGATGAACTCGCCCGGAGCCAGATGGTACTCGTTACCGATCTCCACGACCCGCTGGGGGAAGTTGGTGCGGTTCTGCGGGTCTACGTATTGTTTCTTGCTGAAGTCCGCACAGGTCTCCACAATGATCTTGTCTCCCAGGCGCACGTCAATGCTCGTACCATTCACTGCACCGTCCGCAACATCTGTAATGACCCCCTGCTCGACGAGGTTGGTCAATTCGGTATAACTCAACAGCATATGTGGCTCCTATGTAAGGTACCCACACCACAGATTACTGTTCCCGCAGCGATCTTCCTTCCTTTCTATTTAGGTTGGCGTGGTGTGGGTGGTTGAAAGGTTATTGACCTGTGGCTTTGGGTTGCAAAAGTTCTCTGTAGTAACTCATCCGATCATTGAAGGCACGGGTGCCAGCCAGGCAGTAGTCCAGCCTGGCATAGCCGTGCGTGGGAAGGCGCGTGATGGCGTAGCCCTGGACGGCATCGACTTCACCGCTGCGCATCTCGTTGATGGCGCGGCGCATGGGTGCGAGGAAGGCTTGCGCCTGGCGGCGGGTGACGCGGTGTTTGATCATGTGTATACGCCTTTATGTGTGTCTACTGCGTGTTAAGCCGCAATTCCAGCGAAGTGAGGCGCAGCAACTGCGGCCGCATCTTCTTCGCTGTCAAACACGCCAAGCCATTTCAACTTGCCGTTTATTCTCACGACCACCTGCCACCTATCGCCGCGCCTTGAAACACCACGATGGCCAGACGTTTTGTTCTCTCTCGTCGGGACGTTCTTGTTGTTTGCGGCCCTCCCGCAGGCGCGAAGATTCCCGCGTGTGTTGTTCCTCGGGTTCCGGTCAATGTGGTCAATATCTTCTTTTGGGTCGCCAAGCAACAGCCGGTGCAGCCCGATTGACCGCCTTTTTCCATCTTCGCCGCGTATTTTTGTGAGCACATACCCGCGATCAGTAACCCACCATTTGTGGGCATCAAATAGCGGCCTATCTGAATCATCAAAAACCACAACCTGCCCGCGTATATCAACTGTAGCCATGTTAGTGCCTCCTGTTAATGAGCAGTCTAACACGTGCGCTACGATAGTCAATAGGAAATAAAGCGGCCTAACAAGTCATTCCACCGGACTGCCTACGGCAGCGGCTGAACTCGGGCGTTAGGCACCACGCCGCAGCACAGGTGCTTAACGTACTGTGGCCCGCATTCAGCCGGGCCGTGCTTCTCAGTGCAGGCCGGGCATCGCTCGCGTTCATCGCCCATGCTTACATCAGAGTGCGGCACCATCACCCAACTACTGCCCGGAGCTCCTGGCTGCGTGAATCTCCCGCAGCAGTCGCATCGGGTCTGGTATTGCGCTTGCCACCCGCGCCGGTTTCGCGACTCGCGTGTTGCCATGTCGTTCATCCAATCCTCATAGCTGTAGGTGTCGTTTGGGTCTATTCCAATCGGTCGCATCATTTCTCCTTGCCTAACTCTGCGCTCCAGCGCGACGCCCTACAGCGCCTTTGGCGCTTCCGGTCGCGCCTGAGCTGGTGCGTTAGGCGCGCGCACAGGCTCGCGCGTCTCATCCCCGCAGCATCGGCCTACTGACCCAACTCGCCCGCATTCGGTGCAGCGCCACAGGTCGCTTTCGTTTGATGCATCGCATGGCTGGTGATTGCTAACCCATCTGCGTATTCCGTCGGCACTCATATACCACCGCCGTGGCCTTCCTGTTACGAGGTCAATCAAGGTGCCAAATCCGCCAGTAATTGCCATATTCAACCTCCCGCGCCTAACCCGGCGCTCGGACAAACGTGGGGTGAGGGAACGGGATTATTTTGTACCCGATCCATTTCTCTTCCGGCGGGCAAATTGCCCGGTTGTTTTCGTTCCCCATAATCTGCCAGTCATTC